AGGTATGACTGTTGACCCTAAATGCGTTTATTTAATAAAAGATTTAGAACAAGTGCAAAGAGATAAAAAGGGTGGAATTGATAAAACACAAATAGAGCTAACTCATTCATTAGATGCTTGTAGCTATGCAATTAGTTATAAGTTTCCTGTGATAAGTAGAGCAAGCAGAACAATGGACTGGTAATAAATATGTATAATTTTGGAAAAACAGTTAATCAAGTAGTAATTCCTGATTTATCTGAGCAAATAATTTTAAAGACTGTAGCAGCAGCAGAGCAAAAATTCAACGAAAATGAAGCCGCTGAACGAATGACTGCTTTAGATTTTTATTTTAATATTAATATGGATAAACATATTGAACAATATTTTTCTAGTGAATCACTGCAGCAGATACCAACATACCCAAGCAAAGTTGTTCCAAGGTTTAGTAGAGCAAGGATGATGCTTTATAAGCAAGCACCAAAAAGATTTTTTAATGGTGAAGAAAATGATGATTATAAAAATATTGCTTATATGTTAGACAGTCAAACAAAGCAATTTAGTGAATTAGCATGGCTGCTGGGTAGTTGTCACTTTAAAACTAAATATAATGAATATAAAGAACGGTTAGAATATGAAATACTACCTAATGTAAAAGAATATTATCTTAATGGTGAATCAGAACCTTATGGGTATAGTTACGAAATAGACAAAGGTAATAATAAAGATAGACAGTATGTCTTTTGGTCAGAGGATAGAGATGGGATGCCTGGAATGCACTTTAAATTTAATCAAAAAGGAAAAAGATATGCCGTATTAGGAAATGAGGATATGGTGAATCCTTTTGGTATTAATCCAATAAGTAGAGTCATTTATCCATCATCTAGTTTTGATGTAATTAGGACTGCTATTCAAATAGGTATAGCAATGACAGAAATTGCTTTAAGTGTAAGGTCTCGCTTAGGACAACCCGTATTTACTGGTATTGATGAAGGTCAGTCAGTTATTAAATCAGGAATTGATTCTGCTATAATTCTGCCAGAAGGTGGAACATTTCAGTATGTTTCTCCTAATGGTGGATTAAACGAGATGATTGAAGCAGTTAAAATATTTGCTAATCAAACAGCAGAGAATAATCATCTCAGAATTAGATGGGGTGAATCAGGTGGCAATGCTCCAAGCGGTGAAGCATTAAAAATATTAGAGATCGAAAATTTAGAATCACGTGAAAGTGATATACCTTATTTTAAAGAGTGGGAAAAATCTAGATTTGAAATTGATAAACGAATATTAGAAGTTTATAATATCATGACTCTTCCTGATAATTACCATGTTGATTATGGTGAAGTAGCATATCCGACATCTGTTAAAGAGGAATTAAACATGCTGCAATGGAAGCTAGATAATGGCATTATGACAAAGCGTGATTTGCTTTTATATTTTAATCCTGATATGAGTGATGAAGAATTACAGCAAAAACTTAATGATGTTGTAGAAGAAAAAAATCAAGAAGTAGAACAGCAAAGACAAAGTCAAGAGCCTATTAGTCAAGTTGAAAGAATACTAAATGCCTGATAATATAGATAATACAGTTAATAGTTTTATGACTCAAGTTAAAAAGATCGAAGATAGCTTACGTAATGATTTAGAAAAGTTAGCTTATAAAATGAATGATATGACTGATACTGAATTACTATTAACAACTAAACGCTTGAATTTTTTACAAGAATTAGTTGATAAAGGTTATGGTAAACAAGTAAATAATTTAATGAGTGAATATGATACTTTATTATCTGAGGCAGCTAAAGAAGCTAAGATAAGAGGAATAGTACCAATGCGAACTGAAACAGTAGAAGCAATACAAACATTAAAAGACCTTGATACAGAAAAGTTGCTAGGTAAGGCCAAAGCATGGGGTGATGAAATGAAGTCATTGATGTTTACCAATATATATGGCGGAGCTAGTATCAGAGATACAATTACGGCTATGGGTGAGATAAATCTTGCAAGTCATCAATTAAATGTAGCAGTAAATACTGGATTAAGACAGTTTAGCGATTTTAGTAGATATAACGTATTTAAAGGTGAAGATGTTAAATGGATTTATGTCGGGCCTGATGATGGTGTTACTAGACCTAAATGTCAAAACACTTTACTCAATTCTAAAAATAATTTAAATAAAGGTTTTAGTGAGTCTGAAGTAGGTGATAGTGGTACGCCATTTGGAGTAAGAGGTGGTTATAATTGCAGGCATAGTTGGATGGTAGCATGAAATTATTTAATGTAGTAAAAACAGATGTTAAGGATTGGAAGATTTTAGGCGGTAAGTTAGCAACCAGAATTGTTATTGATGCAGGTAAAGGTATTAGTCAAGATGGTAAAGGTACTTCAAGAGATTTTGAATCATATGATTTTAAATATGCAAAAGCAAAAGCAACCGCTACAGTAAAGTTACCTAAACAATTAAAAAGTATTTCTACAGACAGACAAATATCTCCTCCTAATTTAAGGTTAACAGGAACTATGTTAGATTCTATTAAATCTCAAAGACCTACTAAGACTAGTGTTGAAATATTATATGCTGATGGATTAAAAGTACAAGGTCATATGAAAAAAAGAGGTAATAGACCTAAAAGAAATATTTTTGGACTTAATGATAAAAATCAAAAGTTTATAGAAGATTATCTTTCTAAAAAAATAGAAGATAATATTTTTAAGTTTGCAGCTAAAGATATAGAAATAATATTAAATATATAATGCCAAGTAAAAAAGATCCAAGATTAAAAAGAGCAGGTGTTAGTGCCTTTAATAAACCTAAAAGGACTCCTAGCCATAAAAGTAAATCACATGTCGTTGTTGCTAAAGAAGGTTCAAAAGTTCGTTTAATCCGGTTCGGTCAACAAGGAGTTAAGACAAATCAAACAGCTGGTCAACGTAAAGCATTTAAATCTCGTCATGCTAAAAACATAGCAAAGGGTAAGATGAGTGCGGCTTACTGGGCTAATAAAGTTAAATGGAGCCCAAGCAAAACAAAGTCTAAATCTACTAAATGGAAAAAAGGCTAAAGATTTTTAACAAAACAAAACGGAGGACAGAATGTCTGAAATTAAATCAGGGATAAAGGTAGAAAAAGAAGTACCTAATCCAATGCAAGATAATGCAAAAGAGGTGGCAACTGATAGCCAGGATCAACAAGCTCAACCAAGCCCAGAGGTTGGCGATTTGATAGCAGAAAGCAAAAAGTACAGATCAAGGGCACAAACTGCTGAGGATCAACTCTCAAAGCTTCAAAAACAACTTGAAGCAGATAAAGAAACTCAAATGGCTGAGCAAAATAAATGGCAGGAACTTGCTGAACAAAGAGGTTCAAAAATTCAAGAGCAAGAACCTATTATCGAAGCTGCTATGAAGCAATTAGAGTCTATGAGAGAAGAAATATTAGCAGACATGAGTGAAGAAGACAGAGAAACGTTTGGCGATTTACCGCTAGATAAACTCAAGGCTATTCACAGTAAAATAAATATTCAAACTAAAGCCGAGGTTGCACCTACTGATGGAACACCTGCTAGAACAGCTAATCCTAACAATAAAAGTTGGGTTGAAATGTCATCTGAAGAGAGACGTTCTAACTGGGGATCTATTTTGGATGCATATCGAAGGCGATAAAATAGGAAATAATAATAATGGCTATACATTATGATGGTGCGGCAAGTACCACAACAACAGACCAACATTTCATTCCTGAAATTTGGAGCGAAGGTATATACAAGTTCTTTGAGCGTAAAAGTGTCTTTCGTGGATTAATTGATGATTACTCTGCAGTATTTAGTGGAGCTGGTTTTGGAGACGTATTACACGTTCCTGAGATTAGTTTAATTAGTGCTAGTGATAAAGGCGCTGGGGCTGATGTAACTTATGATGCTACTGCTACAACTGAAACTCAGTTAACTGTAAATAAGCATAAATATGTTGCTAAGTTATTCGACGATGTAGTTGAAATCCAATCAAACGTCGACATGGTTGCTAAATATACTCAAATGATGGGTGAAGCTCTTGCTAGGCAGGTAGATGCAGATATTTGGGGTGAATTAGATGGTTTAAATTCATCTCAAGCTCTTTCTGCTGACGATACATTAACAGCTGCTGTATTTGAAGCTGCTCTTGCATCTTTAGGTGAAAATGACATACCTTACATGGATGGGGAATGCGCAATGGTTGTTAATCCAACACTTTTTGCTGACATTTTAAATCCATCTGCTGGCATTGCTCAGTATTTCATCAGAAATGATGCTGTCGGTGAGGGAAACAGAGGTCTAAGGTCTGGCATGGTTGGTTCTTTATATGGTATCGACGTATATATGTCTAATACTGTAAGCACTGGCGGCACTGCTAGTACAATTCCTGGAGCTATCTTCCATAAATCTGCTGCAGCTATAGCAGTTCAGCAAGAGGTTAGAGTCCAGTCTGAGTATTCAATTGATGCTCTTGGTACTAAAGTTGTAGCTGATTTGCTATATGGTGTCAAGTTAATTGATGATTCTGACAACAAAAAAGGAATTAAGTTTACCAACGTATCTTAATAACTGATTAACGTAAGTGGGGCATGATTCGCTCTGCCCCACATTTCAAGGAGAATAAAATGCAATATTGGAAAAATTTTAACAATAGTAAAGTAGAAAGATTAGAAGATGATGTTTTAAAAAAGCATCCAGAAAAGCTAGATTTATTAAAAAGCCAAGGTTATGTACGAATTAAGTCAGAAAATGATGATATGGAGTATTCTGGAGCTAAGAAACATATATTTAAAAAGAAAAAGAAATCTAAGAAGTAGTACTTTCAAAAACTTTACCTTTATTTTTAATTTATAGTAGTAATTATAACTCATTCACGCTAACCATAGCTTAGAGAGGCAGAGAAAATGGCAGATATACACACTTATTCAGTACAAGAAGCATTAAACACAACAGTTGGAGGAGAATGGACAGTTGCAAGCGCAGGAACCGCTGGTTCAAGTGCTAACGTAAATAATTCAACGCATTTAGCATTAAAAGCATCAAGTGGAACTATTGGAATTTATAGCGCGGTTGAGATCTATTTTAATTTTGCGACTAGCGGAACAGATGTAAACGCATCAAATGATTTATTGCTTCCCAAAAATACATTAACATTTATTACAGTTCCAAGAGGTTTGGGCAATACGATTTATTTTAATTACAATTCGACTTCAACAGCTACTGGGGCGGTTAGGATTGTAGAATGTTAAAAGGCATGATAAGTAATATTAGTGCAGGATTAGCGAGTGGGGGAACAGTAGATGGTGACCTAGTAATAACTGGAGATTTTAAAGTTGAGGGTGCTGGTAGTTTTACTTATGATGAGATGCTCAATGGCAAAATGAAAATCACGACAACGGATTCAGGTACAGCTTTATATGTTTACAATAATGCTAATCATAGTGGTACTGGTTCAGGAGCGTTAGTTACATTAGAGCTTGATAATGCTTCTTCTAGTGGAACTGTTTTAGATATAAGGCATGATGGTAGTGGAGACTTTTTAAATCTCAGAGCTACAACAACAGAAGTAATGACTGTTACTTCCGCAGGTCGATTGGGATTAGGCACAGACTCGCCTAGTACACAATTGGATGTTAGAAGCAGTGCTGAAACAGTCATGCAAATTAAAAACTCAGGTAGTTCAAGAGCTAAACTTGTTCTAGATAGTGGTGCTAATATAGCTGAATTATGGTTTGCAGTTAGTGGTACTGCTAAAACTGCCTTTTATCAAAAAGCTGACGGCAATTCTTTAGGTGTTTATAGTTTTGCTAATTCTGCTGATGTAATGACTTTTGACACTGCAAATCAACGAGTTGGCATAGGCACAGACTCGCCTACAGCACCATTGCATCTTAAAACTGCAATGTCCACTAATACAAATACGGATGCTTTTAAAATATCAAATAGTGGTTATTTACTTGCAGTGTTGGGTGGAGATGACCTTGCATTTAATTCAGGTAAATTAGAATTATATCAAGATGGTAGTACAAAAAATATTAATTTAAGCGGTTCGTCACACGCTTCTTATCCGAGTTATATTTTAGGAAATCTTGGCATAGGTACAACATCGCCTAATGCCAATACAAAGCTCGATGTATCAGGAGGTTCTGTACAAGCTCCTTCTTTTTTTATAGGTGGGTATCCATTTCATGGAGTAATAAAACATGTAGGCAATGGCAATATTGAACATCATCCAAGGGCTAGTTATGATATAAATTTTGTAATGGGTACTAATAATGCTTTTACTGTTAGTACTTCTTCATTGCAAAATGGAGCAGATGGCATTGGTAACACATCAAAAAATTTAGGTGGACTGCCAGTTCGTATTTATTCTAGTGAACCTTCTTTTATTATTGATGGACATGTAAACGCTCAACAATTTTGGGGAACAAGGTCTGGTGGTACTAATGAAAAATTAATGAGTATGGAAATGTCCAACGACCAAAAGATGAGTTATAAAGCATGGAATGATAATGGTAGTATAAAATACGATGATATGCTTCTTCTTGATGGTGGTACTGGACTAGTCGGTATAGGCACAGACTCGCCTAATGCTTTATTATCAGTTGGTAAAGATTTAACAAGTACGACTACACCAGCTTTTATTATTAATGAAAACGCTTCTTATAGGGGTGAATTTGGTTACAGTCAAGCTAGTAATACTCAAATGTGGTTTAATAACACTTATGCTAATTCGGGTGCAGTTATGCAGTTTAGAATGGGTGGTAATAATAAAATGACATTGAGAAACGATGGTAGGTTTGGCATCGGCACAGACTCGCCTAATGCAAAACTCGAAATTAATGGTGGAGCTTATAACACTTCTTTAATTATTAAAGGTAGTGCCTCTAACTCAGGAATCTTATTTAAAGATAGTGATGGCAAT